ATCAACCCATAACTTGTAGAACAAGTTCATACCATTAGGAGTAGAAACAATAATAATCTTTGTAGTTTTACCGGATGATATAACTGGATAAACTGAGTTGAAGAACTCGTGTGCAATGTTTGCTGGAACGAATGCAAACTCATCTAGGAACACTACGTTGAATGATCCTCCACGAACTGCTGAAGATGACGTAGATGCAGCAATGATCTTAGAACCATTCTCAAGTTCTACGTTACCTTTGTTCCATGTGATGACGCCTTGTTGCATCCACATGGGTAGATTTTCATATGCAAGTTGATACTTTGAAAGAATGTCTCGCGCAAGAGAACCTTTGTTTGCAAGAACTGCAATATTCTGTGAATGTTCAAATAGAGTTAACCAAAGTAGATATGCAACAGATGTTGTTGTCTTACCAACCTGACGAGGACATTTAGTTATGACAAATCGATTCTCATGAAATGTTTGAATCATTTCTTTTTGAAAATCCCACATATCAAAGTTCATCAAACCTTTATCGACGTTGACGATCTTGATATATTTTGATGCGAAGTATACTGGATTTTTAGCACATTTGATGTACTCTTCTACTTGATCTTCTGTATATGAAAGTTCTACACCAGCACGTTTTAAAAGTACGTTATCTCTGTAAGATTCTTTATTCGTCGTCATTCTTTCTCTTTAACAATTTAGATAATTCAGACGTTGATCCAACAAAGATCGCTTTGTCAACTGTGACATTTGATTCTTTGTTCTTGAGTCCTTTTAGTTCACGGAATGATTTCTGTAGATTCATTAATTTTTCATTTGCTTCTGCTGTGTTTTTAATCAGAGTTGCAACAACTTCAAATGCACGTGGATGTTCAGTTTCAGATGCAATTGCTAATAGATGATCGATAGCATCGTTGCCCTTTCTTACAAGAGACTGAAGTGTTTTTCTTGATTCAGCATAATCTTTCTCAAGATCTGATTCAAGATCTTTTGAGATAGATGCAATCTCGACAATATCTTTTGGTGTTTCTTTTTGCACAACTGGCGTCTTGATAGATGGTGCAACATCAAAGATTTCTTCCATAGATTTTTCAAATTTAGACATAACTTAGTAACCAAATCTTGCTTTATATGTAGCGTGTAATGATTGAATATCGGTAAGAGATAAGACACCATTATATACTTTGATGAATGCAATATTACCTGACTGAACTTCAGTTCCTGCTGCGCGACTGAATAGTCTTAATTGATTAAATCCACCACCTGAAGAACTTATAGTAGAAAATGCAGCACCGCCCGATGGACTGCTTGTTGCTATGTATAATTTACCATTTTTTGTCGTGTCATCCCAAGTTGCAACATCTAAGTGCCAAATATTATCTGCGCCAGTGGATGGTAAATTGACTGTATAGTTTGGATAAAAAGTATTTGGATTACCATTATATGCACCCATTAACCAATCTTTAGTCGATTCATTTTGCGTATTTAACAATCTGCCAGAAGAAGTTACAGATAGTTTGTAGGCCATGAAGACTGAATAACTTTGTCCAGTGACATAGTTTGGACCACCATAAATATAATCTGTACCTGTAGAGTTTGACTTGACAAATGAACCACCATTACCACTATTATATGAGATAGAAGATCCTGCATTCGACACAGACAATGTGAATCCATTGACTAATGTACCATTCGTTGGCATAGCACCAAAGTTTGCAGCATCTAAATCGTATACTAAAGTTGCCGACAAAGCACCAACAATTCCAGGCGATTTCAGATTATTGGCAGCAATAGCCATTATTGCACTCATTACACTACTCCAGTGCCGTTAATCATCCATGTGTTTGCAGCGACTTGAATGAGTGTAGCCATACCGTATGTTGTCACGTTGCGTGAGGCTGACGTTGTGTTGCCAGCAAGATACATTGTGACGCCAGTATTTGGTGTTACGGTCACGTTTGCGCTTGATGTTGTTCTAGAAACAATCATAATTGTAGTGCCGTTTGCAAATGATGCATTTGATGACCAAGGAATGTATAAGTTTACGTTCGATGATTGTGTGTAATATAAATGTTTACCAGCATCGGATGCAACTAGAGTGTAATTGGAAGATTGTGCATTTTGTGGAACAGTTTGTGCTGATGTGTTTGCTGCATTTAATGCGGTGTTGATTAAAGTGGAAACATCTTGGCCAGCAAGAGTAATTTTAGGTGCAACAATATTCGCAATAAAAGTTGCTGTATTTCCAGAAATTCTGAGTCTAGTGTTAGTTGACTCTAACCCTCCAGTACTAAAAATAATGTCGTTATTAACATATCCTGTACCTATAATTAAGTTGCCGCCTTTTGTTGATGTATTTCCCGTGACAAATAGATAACCATCATTTGGTTTAATTATACTATAACCTAAATAATTATAATTACTACTCGCAAGACCCAGATCAAGATATCCTTCTAGTGGTGTTCCATTGTCTGCGGTAATAAATAAGTCAAATGATGCATTTGCTCCAGTATTGATATTCTGCATATTAATTCCAGAATAACCATCATAGTTTGATGTAAACTGTGCGACACTTTGCGGTTCAACTAAATAACCCGTTGGAATACCAGAATATAATGCATTGAATCCATTTGACGTATAACCAAAAAATTGTCCAGTATTGCCAGAAACTGTAACAGATGTTACGTTACCAACGTATGATACGTTGCCTTGAACAGTTAAATTTTGTTGGATTACAACAGATCCAGAAATTGTTCCACCAGTAGATGATAACTTTGTATTAGAAGAATTGAATACTAATTGTGCTAAATTCGATGCGTTGTTGGCTGCATCAAAAGCTAGTGTAGCTGTATTAGTCGCTGTGTTTGCTTGTGTGAAAGCTAAAGATCCTAGATTTAGTCTAGTGTTCGATGAATTAAATGCTGCATTAGCGTGTAAAAAAGAAACGTTAGCTGCATCGAATGCTATATTAGCTTGTGAAAGGGCTGCAATTGAACTATTATATGCACCACTTGCATATGTGAATGCGCTTCCCGATTGAGTGTATGCAACGTTCGCTGTATTCTGTGCAATATTTGCAGCATCGAATCCAGATTGTGATCTAATTATTGCAGTATTTGATTGACTGTATGCCAGAGTTGCAGTATTAGACGCAACGTTTGCTAAACTATAAGCAGCATTAGCGTAAATAGAAACAAGATTAGATGAATTTGAAACATACTTTTCAGATGCCATTCGAACGCCACCAGCAGTATTGCCTGTGTGGACAGTAACAATATTGTTAGTTGTTTCAATAATTAATTCACCTGCTGCACCAGTTGTGTTTGCAACTACTGTGTTTGCATATCTTTTAAATTGAAGTGTTCTTGACATTTTAACTACCTTTAATTAAGTAAGTCTATTACTTTTTCGTTTTCTAATTGTAGATCATCTTTACCCATCTCAAATGGCAAATCGCCAGAGAAATCTGATGATGTTGTAATTGTCGATGGGAAATCTGGATATTCAAATATCTGCGTAGTGTATCCATAATCATTATTACCTGTAGCATCTGTTGGCGTTGGAGTAATAATAGTCTGCACAAGTTTGTTTGGTTTGAGATTGATATTTGATGGTGTCCAATTTGAATCGGTTGACATTCCAATCAATGGTGTTCCCGATTGAAAATGTCCATGAGTGAATCCAATTTCTAACAAATGAGAATCATTATTCCAATCGATTACCGTGCCAGTCGCTGTAGCTGTGTCAAGTGAATAACCTTGATATACTTTTTCACCGTATTTATATTTACCCCAACCACCACTCGTCATCGTCATAATCATATTTCTTTCTGTCAATGTGTTATCATCATAGATGTTTGTGATTGCAGTACGGATTATCTTAGGTTCACGAATCGCACCATAAATGTATGCTTTGACTGTGAAGTTTAATGTCCAAATAACTGTTCTAATCTTACTGTTATAATCACCCTCATACTCAATATCATGTGAAATTCCCTTAAATACGATAGGTACTTCTTTAATTAAACCCATTTCTTCGACTAGATTTACGTTGATCGTATAGTCCGGTGTGAAATACGGAAGTATCTTTTCAATAATCTGTGCCGAATCCTCAAAGTTACGAACATAAAGATACAACGAAAAATCAAAGTCAAATGGCACTGGATTATAAACAGAAAGAGTTGTGCCACCTTCTGAATGTTTGTTTCTATAGTTCGTGTTTAACTTTCTTCCTGCATCATAACTCATATCTGTCATTTCATATGACAACATGGGCAACGTAACTTGAACTTTCTTATCAAGCAGTGGATCACTCTCTAGACGAGAAACATATTTCTCTTTTGGACCATAGATAATTGGAACTAAAAAGTTCTCAAATTCAACACCAGTTTCTGTGTATCTGGTGAGTTTAATCTGATTGAAAAAATCACCAAAAGCTACGATTACTTTTCGGATAGTTTTATGATACGAATACATTATAATCTACCGAAAGGGTTATGCTCTATGGTATCATCAACGTAATTAGTGGCTTCAACTTGTATAACTTTATTGTCATACATCTCTCTTTCTTGTGGATCAGTCAATTCGTCTGTGGCAGTATTTGCAATATAGAATGCATTTGATGTGTTGCCACGAATGTACATTCCAGGTCCAAATTCACCAACTAAATCAGTAATCTTTATGACACCAACACTAACATCCCAGAAAGTACAAAGTCCAAATGCCGTGTTGGATGAATTATGAACGTATTCACCAACTAGATAATTTCCATTACCAGATGCAGTATTGACATTCATAGAGATTGTGTAGGAGTCTTGAACAACGATATCGTCAATACGTGGTACACCAACATCGATTGTCTCTTGTGAGTACTTGTATTTCTCTAATTCTAATTTATAGAAATATGGATACTTGTTACCTAACACGTAGAATGCATCAGTATAGTTGACGTATTTAATCTCATACATTTCACCAGTTTGTGACATGAATGGAATATAAATCAGATCACCTTCTCGTGGACGCGCATATGTTTCTCTTGGCACCCATCTAGTAAAAGATCTCTTAGAGATAATGACTGACATGTTATTACGAATTTCAAGACCAAACTTAGAAAAGAATTCTCGTTCGCCTTCGTAACCATCTACGTTTGTGATGTATAATTCTAATGGATATGCAGCAGTAAACTCTTTGAGTGGATCTTCACCATAGATTAGATCTCGTGCCTGATCATTAGTGTTAGGAATATAGTAACAATCCACGCCATAAATCTTGATGGACTCAACCATCAAATCTTCAATGAGTCTTTGCTCAGGATTCGAAGAAAAATTATTAAAATAAACGTTCGTCGGCATGTTAGTTTAGATAGAAGTCAACGGGTAATGAATAAGAATCAAGCATTTCTTGTTCTAACTTTGTGATTTCTTCAGATGCCTCATCAAAGATCTTATCACCATTCAACATTACACCGCCAGGTAATTGAACGCCTTGAAACTTCTTCAAGTTTGCACCCCAATTACGCTTGATAAGTGCAGTTGCGTATTCTTTTAACCAACGATCATTCCATACAGAAACGTAGTCTTCTGGTTTAACCAGTGCATGACACTCTGCAATCACAACAGTTCCTGCATTGACTGCTGTTCCCCAACCCCAATCACAGAATAATTTATGCATATGACGTTGGAATCGAATAGGAACTTCACCAGTAAACATCAACTCAAGTGAACGCAGATGTTGCATCGTCAAAGTATAGTTAATATATGATGCAGAAGTGAAATCATATAGTTCGTTCAATCTAAGTTGATATCTAAGATCGAACATATTATTCTGTGCAATCGAATCAGAGATTGGAAATATTCTGGTAACACCAATAATATTAACAGATGCATTTGACGTATCTCTTGTCACATCTGGTGACATGTTGATGTACTTGTTTGCAATATCAGTAGCGTCTAATCTCTTGATGTAATATACTTTCTGAAGTGCATCAAAGTGATAGTCTTGCCAATATTGAAGTGCATCATCGATTCTGTCCTCGACTTGATCATCATCAACGTTAATTTCAATGACAGGAAATCCCAGTCTTCTTAGACAATAAGATTTAAATA